ATATATTACCTTGAAACTGCAACTTTCACAGTTATTTTTTCTTCTTTTTACGTCTATGTTGATAACTTATCTTTTTACTACCTGTTTTTTCTCTTTTGAACCTTGCTTTTTCGGCTGCTGACATCTCTCCTACTGTCTTAGGTGTCTTACTTGATACACGATTTTTGGGACGACAAGCTGGATAACCTCGTTTTTCACCTTTTTTTCGGCCACAAGGTTTACCTGTCTTGACATCAACCCAGTTTTCCTTAAACCAACGGGTTAAACCACCACTACTTCTTGCCACGTTTACTCTCCGTGCGGTAAGTTCCTCCACGTTTTTTGTACTCTCGTACAAGCCACG